TCCACGTAAAATCTGCCAGCGACATTTGCGGGAATGTCCAGGTCAGCGTGTAGTAACCACCGACAATAGCCTCAGCGTCGCCGTTTTTGCCCAGGCGCGCCCGGTCGATAAGGTAGGCGCCGCCGCCGTTTTCGATTGATGCCGGAATATCTGTTCCACCTAAGTGCATGGTATAATTGCCCTATGAATATCGAATTAACTGAAACCGAAATCGAGCCTGGCTATCTCTGGAAAACCGACTTAACAAACGGTCTTCGCAGGGTGGTCGTGCAACGCCGCCGTCAGTGTGAGCGCGTGGGCGACACCACTGGACTACTGAGATCCCTTGCCGATGCGCTGGACGAAATCAACCAAACTGAAAAGATTAAGGTAGATGGGTGTATCGTCGCCGCATGGCTGGTCGATCATGTTGTCATTGACTCTTACAACGGCGACGCCATTGCGTATCTGCGCTCCAATGCCTAATCCCATTTAAGGTTGCTCCACTTGATCGGTAATGCCGTCCACCACTGCCGTTGTAATCTGGTCAACAAAACCCGCTGCGTTGATGGCGTTTAGCGCGCCTTGCATAAACGCATTGCCCCAGACGCCCCCGGCTGTCACCGCCGAACGAATACCAATGTCGCTGCTAAAGCCGTCACCGATGCCTTTCTGCACGTAGCCTGCAATGGTCGCGCCACGCTGCATGTAGGCGTCAGCGTCGGCGCGGATGCCGTTTGTGAGCGCGTCCAGCAATCCCGACGATAGCCCGTCGTAGGCGTAGCCTTTAAATCCACTTTCGACGGCGACGGCGGGAATGCTCCCAACTGTGAAAAAAGAGCTTTGTGCTGTTGTGAATTGTGTGTTGACAGCAAAGAACAACGCGTCTGAAATAGTGGTTGTCGCCTCGCCGCCTTGCTGTGTCCCCTGGAACGCGGCAATCATCCCGGCAATGATAATCTGCGCAACGCTGGCCCCCTGCGCACCGATCTGATCTTGGTTAGCGCCGATCTGGGTTGTCAGGCCAGTAACCAATGGCGTGATAAAGTCCGCTTGTGCATCACTCTGCGGAGCGTAGACTATCGGCGCGGTCAGCGAGGCAAGCGCTGTTTCGTCTATCTGCGCCGTAACATCAAATTTGGTAATGTTGGCTGTAACATCAATTGTCCCTAGCGGCTCCACATCGCCCAGACGTTGACCAGGCGCTTGGAGCATCGGCATGATGGTTGGCGGGTTCGCCTCGACCTCCGCTTTATAGTCCAGGTAACTCTGGTAGGCCGCCGGTGAAAGTTGCGCCTGAATGTCGATAGCGTATGGCCCAGCGTCGGTAATTCCAGGCGCGGTGTCCGGCCTTTCGGGTGACGGGCCATACAAAAAGCTATACAGCTTATCTTGCGCTGCCCTGACCGCTTCGCCAGCAAACTCTACTACCTTCGACAAATCAACCGTGAAAATTGGTACGGCGCCTGTGTAAGCAACTAGCGCGGTGCGGTCTACCTGTTCGCTTGGCACGCTTCCCAGAAACGCCACCACGTTGGCGCGGTCAATGGTTTCGGTTGGCACGCTGTTGAGGTAGGAGACAAGCGTCTGCCGATCCACCGCCTCGCTGGGTACGCTGCCAAGAAAAGACACCAGTGCCGACCGGTCAATGTTTTCCGCCGGTAGAGCGTTGACAAAGGCAATCAAATCACTACGGTCTACATGCTCGGTTGGCACGGCGTTCGCAAACGAAACCAGCGCAGAGCGATCCACATTTTCCGCAGGGATTGCATTGACAAAACCAACCAGCGTTGACCGGTCTACGGTTTCGCTCGGTAACGCGTTTAAGTACGAGACAAGTGTCTGCCGGTTTACTTCCTGGATTGGCAATTCGTTGATGGCCGTCACCAGCTTAGCGCGGTCGATAGTCTCCGTGGCTGGGCTGTTGATGTATCCAATCAGCGTTGACCGGTCTACCTGCTCCGTTGGCAGTTCGCTAAGGAATGACACCAGCCCAGAGCGGTCGATCTCTTCTTTGCTGACTTCGCTGACAAACGCCACCAGCGCTGACCGGTCAATCTGCTCGGTGGGCAACTCGCTGAGGAAGACCACCAGCTTGGCGCGGTTGACCTGTTCCACCGGTAGCACATTGGTGAACGTCACCAGGTCGGCGCGGTTGACCGTTTCCACGGGAATGGAGCCATCGAAGGCGAAAAAGTCCACCGCGGCGTTGGTCTGCTGTTCGGGCAGAGCGAGTTGCACCGCCACGACTGGCCGAATGGCTTCCACGTTGGAGATAAAGCCAGCCCGATCCGCTTCCGTCAATGTCAATCCTGGTTCAATGAGGAAGGTTAGCGCCCGCTTCGCTTTTTCCCGTTCTTCGCTGACCGCCTGCAAATCGATGGTTGGCGCAATGGAGAGATCAGCGTCAAACAGCGCTGTTTGGTCAATGGCAAATTTATCGATTTTCGCCATGACTGACACGTCAGGGGCGCGCACGCCTTCGGCCAGGGTGATGCTGGAAATCTGCATAGCCATGCCGCCGGTTGCCGCTTCACCCTCCGCCGGTGCCATGCCCTCGGACAAACCCTGTTGTAGCAGACTGGCGATCCCCTTGCCCTGCGCGATGAAGGTTTGCGCCTGCGCGCCCAGGTTGTTGGCAATAAAGCCAGCAAAATCAATGGTGGCGTTGCCCTTATCGTCAACGGATAGCGTTTGCTGTATACCCGCCAGGAACGCCTTACCGATGACAGCCCCATGCGAGATGAGGACAGCAGACTGTTGCCCCAACTGATCGCCAAGCGCCATCGCGATTTTTTGCCCAGCGTCGTCAGCGAGTGTGGGCGCAAGGGTGATTTGCAGCTTGTCAAGCTCTGCCTGTAGCGCCGCGCCATCCACAGTTGGTGCAATCATCGGCATGGGCGCCGTGGTTGGCCCCTGCCCACCGGCGAATGAAGACAGGAATGGCGTCAACGCCTGCGCACTGGCGTCAGCGGTGATGATGATTTCCGGTTTGGCGGCTGGCCCCATTGCGCCAGCGCTGACACCGCCCATTTTCGCCCCCGGTGCGAAGAGGTTGGCCGGGTCAAAGAACAGGGCTTTGGCCTTTGCCATTTGCTCTTTGACCATTTCGCCGTTGGCGTTGACATATTCGTCTAAGCCGGTTTGCAGCCCCTCAGTGAGCGGATCAATGTCGATTAACTCTGGTGGCCTGACTGCGACGCCACCGCCACCGCCGCCACCACCCGTCGCTGCGCCAACCGCCTCGTCAACTTGGATGCCGAAATACTCGTAAATATTTTTGCGGCCCTGTTCGCTCTTACTTTGTAATTCCTGTGTAAATTTGACCGCTTCTTCGTTGATGAAAATCGGAATGTTTTCGACGGCGGAATAAAGCGAACTGTCATTGATCGCCTTTTCCAAGAGCGCCACCGTTTGCTCTGCCGTACTGCCCACTTCTAGGCCAGCGCGTTCCAACCCTGCCCGCGCTTCTTCCAGGCTCACATCTTCCCAGTCGTTGCCGTTCTGTACCTCGTCGCGTAACCGGCGTAGGTACTCGTCAGCTTTCTCCTGGTAGACACCTAACTCGGCATCTTTCATGTCCTGCTCAGTGACCTGTGACGCGCTGAATAGCCCCGGCACTTTATCGAGAGCGCTCTTTAGCTCCTGGTTGGCTTTCTTCGCCCCGTCCTCCAACAGCTTGCCAGCACGGCCCGCTGACCGTTCCTGTGACCGTGCCAAGTCTTTATTGTAGCGCTCCATCTCGCGCCGGTTCTGCTCGCGCCCGCTGGTCTGCTGCTGCGACTGAATGCGGTTGGCAATGCTGCCACCGATGGCAAGGCCCGCCGGTGATGCCATGTCCGCCTGGGCGCTGTTGAGCGCGTAGATAGCGCCGGTGGCAATGCCAGCGCCTTGCGCCAGTGTCAGCAGTTGCCCCGTGAGTGTGGCCGTCACCCCGGCGTAAATGTCGCCAGAAATAGCCCCATTACGGTAAGCGGCTTCGGTCAAAACCAGTTGGTTGACAAGCTCGGCGGCATACGCGTTGGACGCCAAAAAGTCATTGCCCAAATCGTTGATGACGGCGCTCAGTTGGCTGCCGCCGTCGGCCACGCTGTAGGCGACGGCGGAGAGGTATTCAAACTGAGCAAGTTGTTCCGCCGTGACGGTTGAGGAAAACATCATCTCCTGTGACAGAGACGCCAATTCTTCCCGCGCCGATGATACGCCGGGAAGAAAATCGACAAAGCCGGCGTTGAGGCTAGATATAGCACCGCTCATGGCGGAAAAGTCGATTTGATTGGCGCGCGCCTCTAGTTCATCGAAAGGTACAAGCAGGCTTGTTAAGATTTCAGCGCTACGGAATTGTAGTTCTGTGGCATCAGTGACGCCGGCATCCATCAACGATTGCAATGCAGCTTCAGCGTCCTGCTTTGCCTGCCGGTATTGTGCCAGCGCCTGATCCGCCCCGATAGTATCGACTGATTTTTCGGCGCGGGATAGCAACGCCTTATTGATTGATGATTCCTGATCCCCGTACAACGTGAGAATCTCGGCACTAACCGCTTTGGCCTTTTGGCCGGTCATGTCAATGGCGACACCGGCATTGGTCACGACGCCTTCCATTTGATCGAAGGCGTCAGTAAGCTCCTTTGCTGCTCCGGCGCGAACGGTTTCGTTAAATCCAACCACTGACGCACCAAGAACGGCCATCGCCTGGCGTAGCACCTCCGTCTGAATCGTGCGGGCCTCCATGCCGTTGGCCGCATCCAGCGCTGCTTGCCCCATGCCCTCCAACCAGCCGGGAAGCTCAGCGCGCCCATCTAACACATTGCTTGCGTGTTCTAGCGCATCGGCCAAACTTGCGATATAAGCGGCGCTGCCTTGGGCGATCAATTCGCCTAGCTGATCGCGTAAGTTTTGTGAGTTGGCATCGAGCCGCTCGAACTGTGTGGCAGCGCTATCGGCGGCATCCCGGTTCGCTTCAATAGCAGTTGCACCCTGGCGGAAAGCTTCTTCCAGCAATGCTTGTTTTCGTTCGGCGGTCGTTAGCTGATCGGCGCTTTTGCCTATTGTGTCGGCGTACCGTTTCGTGGCAGCTTCCAGATCAATGATTAGGCCCAAGTTATCCAAAATCAACCGGCTCTCACGCGCTAGACCGGTCGTCAAGAACTCCAACGCCTGCGTATCGGCTATGCCCTGCGCCCGACCAAGCGCCGTTGAAAGCTCAATTAGTTTTGCGAAAGCTTCGGGGGTTTTGGCGACCTCGAATTGAATCGCGCGATTCGCATTTAAGATCAATTCGTACTCGGAGATCGTCCCTTGCGCGGCCTTCTTCGCTGCGTCAATCATGGCGCTGGCGTTGGTGCCAACACTGCGCGTATAATCGTCTAGCACGTCACCTAACTGCTGAAAGACAGCGCCGCGCCGCGCCGTTTCAGATAGCTGTTGCCCTAATTCCTTTAATTCATTGATGGCGATGCCACCAGCAAAGCCGCCTAGTAAGCCGCCAGCTAACCCGCTAGGGATGCCGCCACCGCCAACTGATGGTGGCCGAACGTTTGCCGCGGCGTTGCCCGCCTGCTCAAATGCCGTGCGCAACGCTTGCGCTTCGCTAACCGCCCGCTGAATGCCGGAGGTATCGAGTTGTCCCAGATCGCCAGCCTTGACGGCGCGTTCCATTTCAGCGGCAAACAACTTGGCTTGCGCCTGCGCGGCCTTTAGCCCAGAGGTGTCGAGTTTGCCAACATTGATTTGGCGTAATTCAGCCTCGAACACAGACCGCATGTTTTGCGCTTGACGCTTGGCGTCACTCGTCTGAACTGAAACGCGATATATTAGCTCTCTGCTAGGCATAGTTGATCTCAGTTGACAAAAAACTAATGGGGTGGCAAACTAAAATTAGTGCAATCAATAAAAACGAAAGGGAACCATCATGGATTCATCTAGTGGCCTGATTATTGCAGGCGTCGTACTACTTTTGGCCGGATTCGCCTTTGTCGTCCTGCGTGAAATAGTTCTCTGGTATTTTCGCATTGGCGAAATCGTTGAATTGCTCAAGCGCCAAACTGAACTGCTTGAAGCCATTGCCGCCGAACGTACCAGCGATGCGCCAAAAGCCATCATCGCCAAAGTTGAGCCAACAGAGCCACCGGTGCCGCGCCCTAATCCGCTAACTAGGAAATAGTTACCGCCATTCCCGGCGTTCGATTTGCTCAATTACGAAGTCAACCATGCGCGCCAATCGGTTCTCGCCATCATCAGTCAGCATTGTCACGCTGCGTTGCGGCATGTTCCGCGTACCCCGTTCGTGAAAGACGGCGCGTCGGTCATTGCTGCCAACGTCGATGATCAGCCCAAAGCCGGTCGTCTGGATGCTTTCGTGGTTGTCGCCGCCGCGCTGAACGAAGGATGAACGATAGCCGCCAGAGCGAACGAGAATGGGCCTTTCACCACTGTATCCCAATTGCCGCCGTTGGGTAACAGTCGATTGCGCCAACCCTGCCCAGCGGCCAAAACCACTGCCCTGGCCGCTAAAATTTCTTTGAAACTCTTGCCGGATACCATCGGCGATTTTCCGTGTTTCGCCAGCGCCGGGACGGGCGATTTTGCCGATCAGGCGTTCAAGCTCGTCAAATTTTGCGTTTGTGGTTAGCGTGAACATGTCTACCGTCGCCCCTTCGGTTTTACCGGTTTGGCC